CTACACAGGCGAAGACACTCTTTCCCTACACGACGCTCTTCCGATCTCCAAGCGGGGAGCCGCCCGCGGTCTGCTCTTGGGCGCCGAGCATGTGCTCGAGGAGGCGAACCGCATCGTCCCGCACGAGGAGGGCACCCTGCAGGGCAGCGGCGTTGCCTCGGTCGATGAGGGCTCCCTGCGAGGGGCCATCTCATACGACACGGTCTACGCCGTCCGGCAGCACGAGGAGCTCACCTGGGTCCACGACGACGGGCGCCAGGCCAAGTATCTGGAAACCCCCCTCTACGGCGGGCCCGGCCGAAAAGCCATGGAGATTGTGGCCCGCGAAGTCAAGTCCGAACTAGGAGCCTAGAATGGCAGACCGAACGATATCCAGTCCCGCTGGCGGGCCCCTGGTTCTCAGACTGGGGCCGGTCGTAGGGACACTGCAGTTGCACGACTACGAGGGCGACGGTGCGTCCTTCGTGCCGCAGATACGGACCGCGGCCGGGGCGCTCGTCGATCTCCTGCCCGGCGCGTCCGTGGCAGAGACGGCGGACGGCACCATACCCGGCAACCGCCTGGTCAAAGGCCACACCGACGGGACGCTCCTGGTGGGCACCCTCGGGAGCAAGCGCATCCTCGGCGTCAACCTCGAGACCGACCAGAAGGTGGCGGGCATGCCCCTCAAGCTCGGTGCCGGGTACGTCGATGTGGTGGCGGCTGAGCCCATCACCGCGGGCGACCTCTTGAAGTGCGGGGACAACGGCCGGGTGCTGCAGCTTGCCGACGCCGACAACGTGAACACCGTCATCGGCACGGGCACGGCCGGGAACTTCCAGAACCAACCCGCGAACGACGGACTTGAGCTCGTCTCAGACGACGCCGACGACGACGGCGACGTGACCATCATCGGCACCACCCACGGCGGGCACACCGTGGTCACGGAGACCGTAGCCCTCACCGGCACGGATGCGGTGGCCACGGAGAAGACCGACTGGGGCCTCATACTCGCCGTCAAGAAAGGCGTGACCGCAGGCACCGTCACCATCCGCGAGGCCTCCGAGAACGCCGCTGTCATCACCCTGGCCGCGGCTGACCTCAGTAAAGGCGTGGTGGCCATCGCAGCCGCATCCCAAGGCGCGCACGGCCTCATCCCGTACGCCAAAGCGGGCGGGGCCTCCACCAAAGAGGTGGGCATCCTCTACGAGCCCGCCACCGGAGCGGCCGACGCCTACGGGGCCGTCGCCCTCAACGGAACCACAGCCGCGCCCCTGCCAGCCGCCGCCAACCTCGTCAAGGAGATCTACCTGGGCGACGTCGCCACCGGCACCGTGGCCACCATCTACACGAGTGCCACCGAGGATGACGAGCATGCGGCCGTTGGCAAAGCCCTAGAAACCATCGCAGCCGGCGCCACCGGTCGCGCGTACATCAGGCCGTAGGAGGTCGCGCCATGGCACACGAAGAAGCACGCTACATCCGCGGGGTGCTGCCCTATCCGTCGGCCCCCGTGATGACGCTCTACAGCCCGTCAACCACGGCGTATGAGAAGGTCACGCCGACGGCAGACGCGCTCCTCACGCGACTGGCGCCCACCGTGACGACGGATACGCTGCAGTACGCATCGGTCATCACCCACAAGATCGCCGACGCGACCACGATCACCTCAGACGCCCCCACCGACGACGCCAAGGACTACGCCCGCGCCAACGAGTACAAGAGTGACTTCAACACCCACGTAGCCTCCACCGCCTACCACGACACGGCCGGCACGGCGATCGCCACCGCCGACGCCTCCTCAGAAGCCACGCTCATCCCGCTCACGCTGGCCATCGACGCGGCCATGAAGGCGCACGCGGCCTCTACCACCGAGCACGGCGGACGTGGCGATGCCACCTTCGCGGCAGCACTCGCCACACTGGCGCTCCCAGCAGAGCCGACTAAGGCCCAGTGTCGGACCTATTTGGGCGATGCCGCGCTCAAGGCAGCCTGGGAGGCACACCTGGCCGTCACCGACGGCGGTATCTACCTCACCCACGGCGCGGCCGTCATGCCGCTTGAGTGGCCGAGCGCGGCCCCGCTCTGGTGCAAGACTAACGTGAGCGCTCACACCTTCGCGGGCGCCGAGTTCAGGTCGCTCTAGACCACGTGTCCGGCTTCCAGACAGACCTGCTCATCGGGCACGCCGTTCTACTGGCGTCGGCCGGTCTGGGCACCTGGAGCACCACCGGCGTCTACACGACCACGCAGACCGGCATCGTGCTGGGCACCGTCCCGCAAGGCCCCGACCGCGTGATCACCCTGTCTGCCTACGGCGTCGCCGACGACCCCTCGTTGTCCGACTCGGTCATGGGCCTACAGGTCCGCTGCCGCTGGGGCGGGCAAGACCCGCGCTACGTCGATGACCTGGCCGACAGCATCTTCGCCTACCTGCACGGCAAGGAGGCGTACACCCTCTCGACAGGGATCGTCGTCGTTCAGTGCCACCGTATCTCCGGCCCGGTCTCTCTCGGTCAGGACGAGAACCGGCGCTGGTCGAACGTACAGAACTTCCACCTGACCGTACACAGACCATCCACCAACCGCTTCTAAGCCTTTAAGGAGGCATCATGCCACACGTAGACCGTACGCCCCTGGGGGCTGCTACCACCGCTGGTAAGTGGTACCTCGACATCAACACCGGCACCTACGCGGCCCCCATCTGGACGGCCGTCAACGGGATCAGCAACTTCGTGCCCAAGCAGGACCCCACCCTGCAGGACGATTCGGACTACGACAGCCACGGGTACGGCTCGCAGGCCAAGACTGGACTCGCCTGGTCGGCCGACATCACCGTGCAGCGCAAAGTGACCGCGGCCGACCCCACCATCTACGACCCGGGCCAGGAAGCCCTGCGGACCGCCGCCGCCACTCTGGGCACGGGCGGGATCGTGGACGTGCGCTTCTACGAGGTCATCGACGGCGGTCCCGCCGTCGAGGCATACCGCGGCTACGCCGAGGTGAGTTGGACGCCCGGCGGCGGCGCGCACAACGCGCTTGACGCCGTGGGCATCACCCTCACGGGCCGGGGCGTGCGCGAGGCCATCACCCATCCGGACGCTGCCGCTGTGGCGCCCACGGTCTACTCGATCACGCCCGCCACGGGTGACGCCGACGGTGGCGAGCTCGTCACCATCACAGGCCGCGACTTCACCGACGCTACCGCCTGCTCGATCTGCACGGACTTCACCGTCGTTAACGACCACACCATCGTCGGTATCACCGACGCCCATGCGGCCGGTGTGGTCAACACGACCGTCACCAACGCGACCGGCGTGTCCGACGAGACGGTGTCCTTCACCTACGCCTAAGCCGACCGGAGGGGAGACACGAGATGGACGGACGCTACATCGATTTCGATGCTGCGCGGGCGGAGAGGAAGCAAGAGCCTCTTCGCCTGCGGGCGTTCGGCCAGGAGTTCGAGCTGCCCGGATCCATGCCGGCCAGCTTGTTCCTGGACGTGGTCCGGATGGAGAGGGAGCAGGGAGGCCAGTCGGTCCTTACGACCAAGGATGCCATCAGGCTTCTGTCTCGGGTGCTGCCAGAGGACGTGCTCGATAGCCTGGTTGCTCAGCCCGGCTTCACGCTCGACGATCTTATCGAGCTGGCCCGCATGGTCATGGCCGCCTACACCGGAGCGGGCTCGGGGGAAGCCCCGGCCCCGAACCGGGCGGCGCGCCGCGCCAAGTAGACCCGGGTTCGGGGCTTCCGCGCTGGATTGACCAACCGGCCCAGACTGGTCCGCTCTGGGCCGATGTGCTTCCCCATTGGTCTCTTCTTGAGGCCGACTTCCAAGAGCACTACCACCTTGACATCAACGAGCTGCTCGACCAGAAGACCGACCGCTGGCTGAAGGTCCGCATCATCGGTCTTCTGGCCTGTGACTCGCGGCTACACCGCGTCCTGTTCCCGCCTAAGAATCCCGAAGGAGGTGTCTGATGAGCATGACCGTGGGTGAGCTCGTCGGCTACCTCGACGTAGACGATTCCAAGTTCAACTCCAAGCTGAACACTGCCGGGTCGAAGTTCACAAGCTTCGCCAAAGGCGTGGGGGTGGCTGTCGCCGCTGGCGCGGTCGCGGTCGGGGCCGGTATCGGAGCCATGATCAAGACCGGCTGGGACGAGATGTCCGATGCCTCTGCCATCAACGCGCAGCTCGAAGCCGGTATCAAGTCGACCGGCAACGCGGCGGGCGTCACGGTTAAGGAGATGAACGACCTGGCGTCGTCCATCCAGTCCTACTCCGGCCAGACCGACGACTCTATCGGTAGGACGCAGAGCCTCCTCTTGACGTTCACCAAGATCAAGAACGTAGGCGTCGACAAGATCTTCGACCGGGCCACCATCGCCGCCGCCGACATGGCGGCCAAGATGGGCACCGACGCTTCGGCATCGGCCATCCAGTTAGGGAAAGCGCTCAATGACCCCATCGGTGGCATCGCCTCTCTCACCCGTGTAGGCATCCAGTTCACGGACGCCCAGAAGAAATCCATCAAGGCGATGGTGGAGGCGGGCGATGT